ATCAGCAACACCTACCCGCACCAGATCACCAGCGAGCCGCAGAAGTGGCAGCGCGTTGAGGCCTACGGCGCCAAGACCGGCCTGCCGAACATTCTCCACATCATGGACAGTGAACGCCCGGACCAGTACCGCGGCGTTCCTTATCTAGCGCAGGTCATCGAGCCGCTGCTCCAGCTTCGGCGCTATACGGAGTCCGAGCTGATGGCGGCGCTGGTGCAGAGCTTCTTCACTGCATGGATCGAAACGGAGACTGACCCCTCCGATACACCCTTCAACGAGGTCGGCGCCGGAGATATTGCCGGCGTCCCCGCCGAGGTCAACGCGGACGGCGGACCGATGGCGAACAACATCTCCGATGATGACAACGAGTACGAGATGGGACCGGGTACGGTGACGCACCTCGCCCCCGGGGAAAAGGTCAACTTCGGCAATCCGAACATCCCCACCGCTGGCTTTGAGACCTTTGTCAAGACGCTGTGCAAGCTGGTCGGCGCAGCTTTAGAGCTGCCTTACGATGTGCTGATCAAGGAGTTCAACAGCTCCTATTCCGCAAGCCGAGGCGCGCTGCTGGAGGCGTGGGAAGCATTCAAAATGCGCCGGAAGTGGTTTGTGGACGACTTCTGCCAGCCGGTCTATGAGATGTTCCTGGCCGAAGCGGTCGCTCTGGGACGCATCAAGGCCCCCGGCTTCTTCACGGACCCCCTTGTGCGGGAGGCATGGTGCGGCGCGCGCTGGATCGGCCCCGTGCAGGGCAGCCTTGACCCCAAGAAGGAGGCGGAAGCCGCCCTCATGCTGATCGACAACGCCATCAAGACCCACGAGCAGGTCAGCCGCGAAATGAGCGGCGGCGACTGGGAGGAGAACGTGGAGCAGCTGCAGCGTGAAAACGAGCTGCTGACACAGGCAGGAGGCAACAAGGTCACCGTTGTATCGGCATCGCCGAAAGAAGGTGACGGCGATGAAGACTAACTTCGAGCATCTGCAGAGCCTGAATGTGCGGAGCATGGCGCTCGCCATCTGGAACTATGCAAGCGACTACTGCGCCTATTGCCCGAAGAACATGGAGCGCCGCTGCAACGAGAACTGCCGCGCGGGAATCCGCGAGTGGCTGAACAGTCCCTACATTCCGTCAAGCGATATCTGGAAAGAAAAGAGGTAATGCGCATGAGTATTCCGGCAAAGAGAGCTGGGCGAAAGTCTCCCGCCGTCAGCATCTCGAAAAAGGTCTATACGATGGCCACGGTGGACGGCAGTTATGCCGAGATCACCATGTACGGAGACATCTACGAGGAGCAGCCCACGAACTGGTGGGGCGAGCCCGTTGAGGGGCAGTACATCCTGCTCTCCGAGTTTTTGGAGGACCTCAAGCAGATCTCCGGCTGCACGTCCATCACTATCCGCATGAACAGCTACGGCGGCGACGCCGGCGCGTCCAATATGATCCACAACCGCCTGCGGGAGCTGGCGCGGAACGGCACGAAGCTTACCTGTATCGTGGACGGCGTTGCCATGAGCGGCGGCAGTCTTATCATGTGCGCCTGCGATACGGTCAAGGTCAATCCCTCCAGCCTCGTCATGATCCACAAATGCTGGACCTTCCTGTGGGGCGGCTACAACGCCGACGAGCTACGGGAACAGGCTACCCAGCAGGAGGCGTGGGACAAGATGCAGATGGAGGTCTACACGCGCAAGACCGGGCTGTCAGCCACGGTGATCTCCCACATGATGGCGGACACGACCTATATGACAGGCCGCGAGGCCATCGACAAGGGCTTTGCGGACGAATTGATCGAGGACGCGGAGCCGACCAGCATCGCCGCCAGCGCGGACGGGCGCAGCCTGTTCGTGAACGGGAGGCAGATGCACCTTGCCCCCGGCATGTTTGCGCCGGACAACATTCCCACGGTCACACCCGAGGCCTCCGCCCCGGTTGAGACAGATAAAAACAAGCCGGAAGTCACCGGCGATGAAGGAGGAATTTCCATGACTAAGGAAGAGCTCCGGGCGAAGTACCCGGACGAGATCGCCCAGGTGGAGGCCGACGCCCGTGCTTCCGTCGATCACACTGAGGCGGTCAACACCGCGATCAAGGCCGAGCGTGCGCGTATGCAGGAGATCGACGAGATCTCCGGTCTGCTCGACGCGACGGACGTGCAGCAGGCCAAGTACGGCGACAAGCCCTGCTCTGCTGCCGACCTGCTGATGGCAGCGGCCAAGAACGCCGCCAAGCAGGGCAAGAAGTTTCTGACCGATCTGAAGGACGACAGCGAGGAATCCGGCGCCGAGGGCGTTCCTGCCGCTCCTGCCCCCGCAGTCGAAACGCCCGAGGGCGAAGACGGCGAGAAGAACGACACCCCCGAGGCGCGCATGACCAACGCCCGGAGCATGGTCGCTGACCTGCTGGGCAAGAAGAAGGAGGGCTAAGAACATGATCAATCTGAGTGAAAAGCTCGGCAAGATGACCTTTGACGGTCTGATCACCGACATCAAGCCCGCACCCGAAGTGCGCGGCGGCGTTATCCGCAAGCTGTCCGCTGCGGCCACGCTCAAGCGCGGCACCATTCTTGCCAAGTCCTCCGGCACGGCCGGCGACGGCAAGCTGGTCGTTCTCGGCAGCACGGCCAAGGAAAACGAGACCCTGACCCCCGACTGCATCCTGTGCGACGACATCGACGTCGGCACCGCCGCCGACGAGAAGGTGGCAGTCTACACCGCCGGCTGCTTCGACATCGGCAAGGTGACGGTCTCGGCCAGCTACACCATCATCGAGAGCGATAAGGACAACCTGCGTATGCGCGGCATCGTCTTCAAGGCTGCCGCCGCTGCCAACTAAGGAGGGAATCAACAATGGCTGAACTGAATTTCTTCGATACCTATGTGCTGATGGCGATCGCCGAGGAGATCGTTCCTCAGCAGACCTTTTTCCGCGACCGCTACTTTCCCACCGGGGAGCGCGACATCTTCGCCTGCGACAAGGTGCTGACTGAGTACCGCAAGGGCGACCGCAAGATGGCGGCGTTCGTCTCCGCCCGCGCCGGTGACATCCCCATGGACCGCATCGGCTATGCCATCCATGAGTACCAGCCCGCTTTCATCGCGCCGTCCCGTCTGCTGACGCTGGATGACCTGACCAAGCGCGGCTTCGGCGAGGCGATCTACGCCAACAGCACCCCCGCCCAGCGCGCGGCGCGTCTGCAGCTGGACGATCTGACCGACATGGACCGCCGCATCGTGCGCCGCGAGGAGTGGATGTGCGCGCAGACCATGATCAACAACGCCTGCACCATGCAGACCTACATCGACGACAAGACCGAGGGTGAGAAGCTGTATGTCAAGTTCTTCGATGACGCCAGCGACCACACCTATACCGTGGCCACCAAGTGGAACGCCACGGGCGGCGACTTCTTCGGCGATGTGAAGGCCATGTGCCGCAAGCTCTCCAAGCGCGGCCTGCGCGCGGCCGACCTGGTGCTCGGCTCTGACGTAGCCGACGCGATCCTCGACATGGAGAAGGTGCAGAAGCTGCTCGACCGCAACAGCGGCATCATCATCGGTACCATCGACCAGGAACTCAGCCGCTACGATGGCGTGGTCTATATGGGTACGCTGAACTTCGGCGGCTTCAAGCTGAACCTGATCTCCGTAGACGAAACCTACATCGACGGCAGCGGCGCGGAGCAGAAGTATTTCCCCGCCACCTCCGCCATGGTCACCGCCCCCGGCTGCGGCCATCTGATGTATGGCCAGATCACCCAGATCGACTACGGCTCCACCGAGTTCGCGTCCCATGCGGCGATCCGCGTTCCGAAGTTCTCTCTGAACCAGGAGGCGGACATCCGCAAGCTGCGTCTGGGCGCGCGTCCGCTGGCTGCTCCCCACAACTACTGCCCGTACATCTACGCGGCCGAAGTGGTGTCCTGACCCGGCACGGAAAGGAGACTGCTATGACGAAAATTGAGATCATCTGCGGCACATACGGCTACAGACCGGATGGCTCGAAGCACCCCATTCCCATCGACCGCGGCGGTATCTGTGAGGTCTCCGAAGAGGAGGCGCAGCGCCTTTTTGCCCTGTGTGTCGCCCGCCCCGCCGAGGAAACGCCCGCTCCCGCCGTTGCAACGCCCCCTGCGGGCGAGGACGGCGGCGGGGCTGGCGCTGACCCATCTAACAGCGACGAGGGCGCAGAGGACGCGGAAAGCGCCCATCTTGACCCCGAGCAGCTCAAAACGCTGACCAACGCCAAACTCACGGAGCTGGCCAAGGAGATGGGTATCGACACCGCTAAGCTCAAGACCAAGGCGCAGCTGATCGCCGCCATTACGGATGTTCCGCTGGAGGACGCGATCGCCGAGGACGACGACGGCGTGGACGACGGCGAAGCGCCCCCTGTGCTGACGCCGGAGGCTCCTGTGGTATGAGCGGCTTCAAGGATATGGTCGCCCGCGACAACTTCGGCGTGTTCCTCAACTGTGACGAGTTCGCAGAGAAGCGCACCGTCAAGTATGATGGGGCGACCTACGAGGATATCCCCATCGTCCTCTCCGGTCTGAAGGAGAAGGACCGCCGCCAGCTGATGAGCGACCATGCCCAGGGGCTTTACATCGTTTCCTCCGTTCTCCACTGCGCCCTGTCCGATCTCGGCGGGGTGCAGCCGGAGCGGGGGCAGCGTATCAGGATCAACGACCAGGAGGGCGGCGGAGGCTTCTTCCGGGAGTTCTATGTCGCGTCCTCGGTCTGTGAGATGGGTATGCTGCGCGTGGAATTGGAGGCGGTGGACGAATGAGCTTTATCCGCGTCAACGAGGTCGGCGACGACAGCCTGGAGCGCGTGAACAAGCTGCTGCACAATATCCCCGGCGGCGTTTACAAAGCGGCGTTCTCCGCGTTGAGGCGCGCCGGAGATACAGCCAAGACCCGCGCCGGACAGTTCGCCGCCGCCGAGTACACCATCAACAAGGGTGAATTCATGCGGAGAGTTCACTCCAAGACCCACATCACAGGCGGTGCGGGAGGCGTGATGGGTATGAGCATCAGTTTCTCCGGCACCGTGCTCCCGCTGCTGACCTTCAACACCACATACAGCCGGGACGGCACCGTGCAGACACAGGTAAAGCGCAACGGCGGAGCTGCGACGCTTCAACACGCATTCGTGGCCCGCATTTTCGGCCCGACTGCCGTTTTCGAGCGCGTCGGCTCTCCGCGCTTTCCTGTGGAGCAGAAGTTTGGTCCGTCTACCGGACACATGATGCGGAACGAAGAAGTCATCGAGAAGATGGACGAAACGATCCGCGACACCTACGAAAAGCGCGTTGAGCATGAAATCCTGCGCGTGCTGAACGGATGGGGAGGCTGATTTATGACAAGAACCATTCTGCTGAAACGCCTGCGGGCCTTTACCGAGGAGGTCACCGCCGACCTGATCATGCCGACCCGTTTGCAGAAGGGCGACACGGAGCAGATCTTCCGCCCTGCAAAGGTCTACCTGATGCGCCTGCCGGACGGCACTTCTGCCACCAAGAAGGCTCCCTATGTGCTGCACCAGGTCATTACCGGCATGGATCAACAGCCGCAAGGACAGCGTGTGACCTCCAGCGCCAAGGTCCGGTCTATCTGCTGTGTCTATAACGATGACGAGCAGGAGGGCGGGCTGATGCTGCTGAATCTCATGGAACGGCTGCGCATTGCGATGCTCAGGCAGGTCGTGATCGGGGGGCAGTTTACCCTTGACCTGGAGGCGGGGCTTGAAACGCTGGTCTATCCCGATGACACCGCCCCCTATTTCGTGGGGGAAATGATCTCCACATGGATGCTTCCCCCTGTGGAAAGAGAGGTTAACCTATGAGCGAAAAAATCATCGACACGGCGGCTCAGACCGCCGCACCAAAGACGGCAAAGAAAAAGCCTGCCGCGCCGAAGAAGGTCGCCGACACCGGCGGCTTCTGCGTCTATCTCGGTCCGACCATGATGGGCGTGATCCAGCGCGGCACCATCTATCGCGGCGGCCGGAAGGAAGTCCTTGACTCCCTTGCCCCGGTGATCGAGCAGCACCCGCTGATCGCGTCGCTGGTGGTGAGCGACGAAACGCTCCCCGCCGACCGCATCAAAGTCAAAACGCCTGGGAACCTGCTGTATGTGAATTATCACAAGCTGGCCAAGGGCATGAAGTAAGGAGGAAATTTCAATGAACCACGGCGTATATGTCTCTCAGCAGGCTACCAGCGTCAGCACCCCTGTCGTGGCGGAGTCCGGCGTCCCCTTCGTGGTCGGTCTGGCTCCTGTTCAGGCGGCGGATAAGCCTGCTGCCCCCGGCACCCCTGTTCTCTGCACCAGCTGGTCTGAGGCGGTGGAGAAGCTGGGCTACTCCGACGACTGGGCAACCTACACGCTCTGCGAATTCATGTATTCGCACTTCAAGCTGTTCGCCTGCCAGCCTGTCATTTTCTGCAATGTTCTGGATATCGCCACCGCAAAGGAGGCGTCTGCCGCGGCTGATGTTGCGGTGACGGAGCACAAGGTGAAGCTTCCCATCGCGGCCATCAACGATTCCGCGCTGGTCATCAAGCCTGCCGGCGGTACCGGCTCTGCCTATGTGTCCGGCACCGACTATAACGCCTATTACAGCGGCGAGCATCTGGTAGTGGAGCTGCTGTCTACCGGCAGCGCCTATGATGCCGAGCAGGTAAACATCGCCTACAACAAGGTCAAGGCATCCACCGTCACCGCATCTGACATCGCCTCCGCGATGGAGAATGTGGAGCTGTGCCTGACCCTGCTGGGCATCGTCCCCGATCTGCTGTGCGCCCCCGGCTATTCTCAGCAGTCTACCGTGGCCGCTGCAATGACCGCCAAGGCAGGCAACATCAACGGCCTGTTCCGCGCCAAGGCGCTGATTGACATCGACTGCGGTGCTTCCGGCGCGCGTGCCTATTCCGATGTTCTCACCAAGAAGAACGCCGCCAACATCGCCGACGAGGACGAGATCGCCTTCTGGCCGATGGCGAAGCTGGGAGATTATAAGTTCCACCTGTCTACCCAGATGGCGGGGCTGATGGCGCAGATTGACACCGGCAACGGCGGCTGCCCCTATGAGTCTCCCTCCAATAAGGGGCTGCAGTGCGACGGCCTCTGCCTGGAGGACGGCACCGAGGTCAACCTGACGCTTGCGCAGGCCAACTACCTCAACGGCATCGGCGTGGATACTGCGCTGAACTTCATGAGCGGCTGGGTGGCGTGGGGCAACTACACCGCCTGCTATCCCTCCAACACCGATGTCAAGGATTACTTTATCCCGGTCAGCCGTATGTTCGGCTGGGTCGGCAACTCCCTCGTCAAGACCTTCTGGAGCAAGCTGGACAAGCCTATGACCCGCCGCCTGATCGACACCGTTCTCGATTCCGCCAACATCTGGCTCAACGGTCTGGTGGGTATGGGCTACCTTCTGGGCGCTCGCGTGGAGATGCTGGAGAACGAAAACCCGCTGACCAACCTCATGGCCGGCATCATCAAGCTCCATGTCTACATGACGCCGCCCTCTCCTGCTCAGGAGATCGACTTCGTGCTGGAGTATGACGCCAGCTATGTCACCAGCGCCCTGCAGGGCTAAAAGGAGGTTTGAATCATGGATCAGAGCATTATCAACTTCAAGGTCTACGAGGACTCTGTTGAATATGTCGGTATGGCACAGGCGACCCTGCCTGACCTGACCGCGCTGACGCAGTCCATCTCTGGCGCCGGCATCGCAGGCAATGTGGAGTCGGTCATTCTCGGCCACTTCGACGCGATGACGCTGGGCCTTAACTTCCGCACCGTCACCGATCAGAGCGTGAAGCTCTCCGAGCCTCGCCGTCACACCATCGACCTGCGCGTTGCGCAGCAGGACGAAGATGTCGTGGCAGGCAAGGTGGTCGTCCGCGCCGTCAAGCATATTCTTGTGGTCATTCCCAAGAGTGACAAGGGCGGCTCCGTCGCCCCCGCCGCGCCCTCCAACGGCTCCGGCGAGTACGCCGTCCGCTACTGGGCGACCTACATTGACGGCAAGAAGGTGCGTGAGGTCGACCAGCTCAACTTCATCTGCTATGTCAACGGCACCGACTACCTGGCCGACGTCCGCAAGGCGCTCGGCATGTAAGAGACCTGACAAAAGCCCGGGGCGGAACATCCGCTCCGGGCATCTTTTTGAGATTTGAAAGGAGTTATCACCATGGCTGATATCAACAAGACCGTTGTTCCCGCCGACGCTTTCTCCACCGTCGATCACGACGAGTACGCCGCCGCCGAGGCGCAGGCCAAGGAGAGCGTAGGCAACTACACCCTCAAGCTGAAAAGGCCCTTCACCTACGAGGGGCAGACCTTTGACGAGCTGAACTTCGACTTTGAGGGGCTGACCGGCGATGACGCTCTTGCCATTGAGGACGAGCTCCAGGCCATCGGCAAGCCCACCATCTCGCCTACATTCTCCGGCCAGTTCCTGGTGCGCATGGCGGCGCGAGCCTGCACCAACACCATCATTGACGCCAGCGGCCGTCCCCGCCGTATCGGCGACGACGCCCTGCGCGCCCTGCCCATCTTCGAGTTCAACCGCGTCAGAGGCAAGGCCCGCTCTTTTTTGCTGGCATCGGAGCTGTAACCGGCGACGGCGGCGTCTGGCTCCGCAGGCAATGTCTTACGATGGCGAAAACCAATCAGACCCCCGTTTCCTACTGGCTGTCGCTGCCCCTGCCGTCCCTGTGCAAGTGGATCAAAGTCAGCAACCAGCTTGTGAAGGAGGCGCGGGAGCGACGCAAGAATAAATAAATCTGAAAGGAGGGCCGTCTATGGCAGGCCGCAAAGAGTATGAGATGCTATTCCAGCTGAACGCGCAGCTTGGAGGCAGTTACAGCAAGACCTTCAAGGCCGCTCAGCAGGAAATTGTGTCCATGCAGAAGGAAATCCAGGCCCTCTCCAAGACACAGGCGGATATTTCCGCATTCCAAAAGCAGCAGGCAGCCGTGGAAGCGACGCGGAAGCGGCTGGAAATGCTGCGGCAGCAATATGACAATATCCAGCGGGAGATGGAGGAGACCGGCAACGAGTCCGCCGACATGAAGAACAAGCTGCTGGCAAAGCAGCTTCAGATCGACAAGACCTCAGCCTCGCTGGAGAAGCAGACGGCAAAGCTGAACGAGCTGAGCGGGGCTTTGGAAGAGGCGGGCATCAATACCGACGACCTCTCCCACAGCTCCGAACAGCTCTCCGGCAAAATCGACGATCTGAAAAAGAAGCAGGGCGAAGCGGCGGACAAGGCTATGACCTTCGGCGATAAGGCCGGGCAGGCCTTTAATCAGGTGCATGAGGCCATCGTGGCCGCAGGCATCGCCGTCGTCCTGAAAGAAATCTACGAATACTTCGCCAGCTGTGCGCAGGCGTCGATGGACTTTGAGAGCGCCATCACCGGTGTTGCGAAGACCACCGACCTCACCGACGAGGAGCTGGCGGCGATGTCGGACTCCATCAAGGCACTGTCCACGGAGATCCCCGCCACTACTGAGGAGATCGCGGCAGTTGCCGAGGCTGCCGGACAGCTGGGCATTCAGAAGGACGTCCTGCTGGACTTCACCGAAATTATGACCATGCTCGGCACCGCCACCAACATGACGGCGGACGAGGCGGCGACCGCCCTTGCGCGCTTCGCCAACATCACCGGCATGGCAACGGACAATTACGGACGGCTCGGCTCTGTCATCGTTGACCTTGGCAACAACTTCGCCACGACGGAATCCGAGATCGTGGCGATGGGTACGCGCCTTGCGTCGGCGGGCAAGCTGGCCGGGCTGACCGAGCCGGAGATCATGGCTCTGGCGGCGGCAATGTCCTCTGTCGGCATCGAAGCAGAGGCAGGCGGTACCGCCATGACCCAGACGCTCAACGCCATCGAAAAGGCAGTTGCAAAGGGCGGAGATGACCTTGAGGAGTTCGCCCGTATCGCGGGTATGTCCTCCGAAGAATTCTCCACCGCATGGAAGAACGACGCCATGAGCGCCCTGACCTCCTTCATCGGCGGGCTGGGTAAGCTGGACGAGCAGGGCGAGAGTACCGTCCTCGTACTGGAAGACCTGGGTCTGACCGGCATCCGGCAGAGCAATATGCTCAAAGCCCTGGGTCTTGCCGCAGACCAGATGACCGGCGCGGTGAACACTGCAAATACCGCCTGGCAGCAGAATACCGCCCTCACCAACGAGGCCAACAAGCGCTACGCCACCGCGCAGAGCCGGTTGACCATGATGCAGAACGCCTACAACAACCTCAAGGTAGCCATCGGCGACGCCTATACTCCCGCGCTCAGCGAGGCTTACGGCGTCGGCACGAAGGTCCTCAACGAAATCACCAAATTCGTTCAAGCAAATCCTGGGGTCGTTGCCGCTATAACTGGACTGTCTACTGCGTTGGGAGCTGCCGCGGTTGCAGCGGCAGCTTTTGCGTTGAAAGCGAAAATCGCAGCTGCCGCTGCGGCTTTCCTCACCACCGTAACGCCTGGTGTAAATGTGATTATGGGCGTTGCGGCAGCCGTGGGAGTTGTTACAGCAGGAATTATTGCCCTTGCTTCCTCCGCAGCGAATGACGCCGTACCCAGTGTGAAGGAGCTGACCGAAGCCGCCCGAGGAATGCGGGAGGCGATGGACGAGGCCAAGGCCACCTATGACGATACTGTTACCTCCACCATGGCCGCTGCAGGCGTCGCAGACACCTACATCGGCAAGCTGGAGGAGCTGGAGGCGGCGGGGCTCAATACCGACGAGCAGCACAGGCAGTATCACAACACCCTGGCTCTGCTCTGCCAGGTAGTGCCGGAGCTGGCCAACTATATCGACCTCGAGACCGACACCATCAACGGCGGCACCGAAGCGCTCCGCGCCAACACCGAGGCGTGGAAGCAGAATGCCATGCAGCAGGCCTATCAGGATCAGCTCACCGAGCTGTACTCCCAGTATTCCGCCGTGCTGATCGAGGCAGAAGAAAACAGCATCGGACTCACCAAGGCGCAGTACAGTCTGGAGGCCGCCCAGCAGAAGCTGTCTGATACCTACGCGCAGATGGATGCGCTATGGGCAGACGCGCAGAAGCAGGCGGATGCCTATTACGACCAGTACGGCTATTACACCGATGCGACCGCTTTTCTCTCGCAGGAATACTACGACCTGCAAAACTCCATCTACGACACCAACAACGAGATATGGGCGGCTGAGAAGTCCATAAAAAATTACAACAAGGCGATGGAAGAGGACGCAGACGCCGTTTCCGATGCTGAGGCGGAGATCGCCCTCGCGGAAGAGGCGGTCAAGAATCTGACCGCCTCCATGAACGAAGGCACTGGCGCGTCCGAAGAGGCTGCTGCACAGGTCAGCGAGTTCCAGGCTGCCATCTCCGGCGTGCAGGAAAAGATCAACGCCCTTGTGGAGTCCTACAACGAGGCGTACAGCGCGGCATACGAAAGCATATCCGGACAGTATCAGCTTTGGGACGAGGCCGCAAAGGTCGTTGCAACCAGCGCGGGCAGCATCAATTCCGCACTGGAGAGCCAGATCACCTACTGGCAGGACTACAACGCCAACCTGCAATCCCTGACTGACCGTAGCGCCGACATTGAGGGGCTGAGCGACATGATCGCCTCCTTTGCTGACGGTAGCTCCGACAGCGTGAACGCGATCGCCGGCATGGCAGGCGCCACCGACGAGCAGCTGGCCACGATGGTAGCCAACTGGAAGACTCTGCAGCAGGAGCAGCAGAACGCGGCGGGGAGCGTAGCCGACCTCAAGACCGACTTCACGGCCGCCATGGACGAGCTGCAGACGGCGCTTGCTGAGGACATTGAAGCGATGGACCTTGGCGACGAGGCCAAGGCAAGCGCGCAGGCCACCATTCAGGGATTTATCGACGGAGCTGTCGGTATGCTGCCCAAGGTGACCGCTGCCTACAACCGCGTCGCCGCCGCAGCCAGAGCCGCACTGTCCGCGTCCGGTACCGGAACGGCCGGCAGCATTCCCGGCTACGCAGTTGGTACGCAGTCCGCCGCACCCGGCTTTGCCCTCGTCGGCGAAAACGGCCCGGAGCTGGTCTACTTCAACGGCGGCGAGCAGGTCATGACCGCCGAGGAGACCGCCGCTATGCGCGAGAGCATGGAGATCCAGGCCGTCACCTTCGCCCCGCAGCTGCTGGAGGCACTACACGCCATCCATGGCGACGGCGCGCTTTCGGCAGAGCCGGGCGCAGGCTCCGGCGCCGGATCGGTGGAGCTGCAGATCGTGTTTCAGATCAACGGCGGCGCATCGCCCGAGACGGTGGAAGCTCTGCGTGAGTACGGAGACGAGTTCGCCGAGCGCGTCCTTGAAGTCATGGAGGAGGCCGGCATCGACACCGCAAGGAGGGCCTACAAATGAGTAAGACCTACACCACCATTCAGGGCGATATGTGGGACAGCATTGCCTTCTCTCAGCTGGGGAGCGATGCGTACACCGACCGGCTGATGAATCTCAATCCGCAGTATCTCGGGTACTACACCTTTCCGGCCGGGATCGTGCTGAAGCTGCCCGACCCTGCTGAGGATGTCGGCGATGCCCTGCCCCCGTGGAAGCAGGTGGTCGGATGAGCAGCCCGAATCAGGCGCGCCGCGTCACGGCGCAGATATTTTTCCAGGGCGCGGACATCACCGGCAGTATGCGCCCCTATTTCCTGTCGGCCACCTACACCGACAAGGAGGCGGACGGCACTGACGATCTGCAGCTGAAGCTTCAGGACCGCGATGATATATGGCTCAAAAAGTGGCTGGCCGATGCCATCGACGCAGCAGCCTCCGCAGGGAGCCTGTCCGCGTCCTCCAAGGCCAAGACCGATGGCGCGGCAAAGTCCTACAAGGTCACCGCCAAAAGCGGCTTGAATGTCCGCTCTGGCCCCAGCACCAGCTACGGCAAATACGGTGCTCTGGTCTGCGGCGCGGAGCTGCAGGTCGAGGGCATCGAAAACGGCTGGGCGAAGGTCAGCTATAACGGCAAAACCGCCTATGTCAGCGCATCGTACATCAAGGAATCCGGCGGCGGGGGCGGCGATGCTTCTGCCGCCGCTCCTGCCTCTGCTTCCGGCGCTGGCTTCAAGATCAGCGCCGTGTTCGTTCGAGAGAACTGGACGGGCGGCGGCAGGGATAAGGTGCTGGACTGCGGACAGTTTGAGCTGGACAGCGTTGACGCCTCCGGCCCGCCGAACACCATCACCATCAAGGCGACGGCTCTTCCGTACAGCGCACAGATCCGCCAGACGGAGAAATCCAAGGCATGGGAGGCCTACACGCTTTCCGGCATCGCAAACGAGATGGCCGCTGCCAACGGAATGACCTGTATGTTCCTCGCCAACAGCGACCCGTCCTATGGCCGCGTGGAGCAGTACAAGCAGAGTGACATCGCCTTTCTCTCCAAGCTGTGCCACGAGGCGGGCATCTCTTTGAAAGCCACCAATAACCTGATCGTACTTTTCGACCAGGAGGATTACGAGAAGAAATCCCCCGTGCTGACCATCGTCCGCGGCAGCGGCAGCTACACCAAGCACAAGCTGAACGCGGGAACGGCCGGAACGCAGTACGCTTCCTGCCGCGTCAGCTACACGGACCCCGGCACAGGAAAGTGCATCGAGGCCACCGTCAAGGTAGAGGATTACAACGACAAGGCCAAGAACAACCAGCAGTTGGAGATCACCGCGAAGGTGGCAAGCGTGGCCGAGGCCAAGACCAAGGCCGAAAAATATCTCCGGCTGCACAACAAGTACGCAAAGACCGCGACCTTTACGCTGCCCGGCAATCCGGATATCGTGGCAGGCGTCACAGCCAAGCTCACCGGCTGGGGTGCGTGGGACGGGAAATACATTGTGGAGCAGGCTGCGCACTCGGTCGGCTCGTCCGGCTATACCACGCAGGTCAAGCTGCGCAAGACATTGGAGGGATATTGATGGACGAACTGCAGAATATCCTTTCGAGGCTCGTTCAGACCGGCACGGTAACGGCCGTCGACAGCGCAAAGCGCAGGGCTCGTGTCAAGTTTAAGGACACAGGCATCATTTCGGACTGGCTCTATGTGCTCCAGCACTACGGAGCGAATTTCTACATAAAGCCGGACGCAAAGCACACGCATGAGATCACGGACACCTTCACCGGCGGCGGCACAGCCAGCGAATTCCCCGACCACGACCACCTGCCCGGCTCGCATCTGACCTACTGGATGCCGAAGGTGAATGACCGCGTCCTCTGCCTATACCTTCCGGTATTCAACGGGGACGGTTTTGTGTTAGGAGGTTTTTGAGTATGGGAATGGTCGGCTGTCTGGGCGACATCGTTTTTACGGTGTCTGACCGCACGATCGAAACGATCAATAATGTCACCTGGTCTGGGTCGGCCCGGTACGCGACCCATCAGCGGCACGGCACACACGCCCTTACGGAGTTCACCGGCCTTGACCCCGACAAGATGACCTTCGACATCGTTCTCTCCGCTTACCTCGGCGTTGATCCTATCGCCGAGGTCGTGAAGCTGTGGAACTATGAGCGCGGCGGCATCGCCGTCCCGCTGGTGATCGGCAACAAGGGCTACGGGAAATATCGCTGGTCCGTGCTTGATCACAAGATGAAGATGAAAACCTATGACGGACGCGGCAACGTCACCAGCGCCACCGTGTCCGTCAGCCTGCAAGAGTATCTGAGGGGGTAAAGCTGCCATGAGCTACAAGGTGACCGCATCTGACATCGGCGCGGTGCAGCTCAACGAGACTGACACCGTACGCTCTGTCTTGCAGAATATCGCCATTATCCTTTCCACGCGGCAGGGGACCTGTCCGTTGTATCGCGGCTTCGGTCTTCCTCAGAAGTTCGTGGATAAGCCTCTGCCGGTAGCTATGCCTATGATGTATTCCGAGGTCAAAGAGGCAGTGGAAGAATATGAGCCCCGCGCCGAGGTGGTGAATGTGACCTTTGCGGCCGACAGAAACGCCCCGGGCAGGCTGATCCCTACCGTGGAGGTGAACATCATCAATGAGTGAGAGAAATACGGGATATCAGTTCGTTTCTACCGACACCGAAGCGGTGGAATCGCTGCTGATCTCCATTTACGAAAAAATCACCGGCGTCAGCGTGAAGCCTGCCAGCCCCGAAAAACTGTTTATCCAGTTCGTGGCCGCCGTGGTGATTCAGGAGCGCGGGCTGAACAATTACACAGGCAATCAGAATATCCCAAGCCGCGCGGAAGGGGAAAACCTGGACGCGCTGGCCGAGCTGTTCTATGTCACGCAGCGCCCGGCGGCGCAGGCTGCGGTCTGCACCGAGCGCTTCCATATCTCCGAGGCACAGACCACGGCGATCCTCATTCCTGCCGGTACGCGCGTCACTGACGCCAGCGGTACGCTGACATGGGAGACGGTCGCGGATGCCTATGTGTCCATCGGCGAGACCTATGCCGATGTTCAGATCCGCTGCCAGACTGTTGGTGCGGTCGGCAACGGCTACGCAGTGGGACAGATCAACACCTTCGTTGACCTGTTCGACTACTGTGAGCGCTGCGAAAACCTCACCGCCAGCGATGACGGCGCAGACCAGGCCACTGACGACGAGTTCTATGAGCTGATGCGCGCCAGTCAGGACGCTTACAGTTGCGCCGGGGCCAAGGGCGGGTATATCTACTTCGCCAAGCAGGTCAGCACCAAGATCGCCGACGTGGTGGCGAACAGCCCCAGCGACGGAGCTGTGGACCTCTATGTCCTCATGGACGACGGCACCATCGCTACCACGGAGATCAAGAATGCTGTCCTCGCCGCCTGCAACGATGACACGGTGCGGCCGCTGACGGACAAGGTCTCTGTCAAGGATCCGCAGAAGGTGAGCTACAATATCACCTTCACCTACTATGTGCCGAAGGACAGCTCCCTCAGCTCCACAGAGATCAAGGCTGCGGTCGACAAGGCCGTGGCTGAGTTCGTCGCGTGGCAGTGCGGGAAGCTGGGGCGCGACATCAACCCCTCCGTGCTGATCGGAAAGCTCATGCAGACCGGCATCAAGCGCGTGGCGCTGACCAGCCCGGTCTTTACCACGCTGCGGGACGGCTCCGACGACACGACGCCGCAGGTTGCGTCGGTCGGGACCATCACGACCACGAATGGGGGCTACGAGGATGAATAAGGCGCACGGCATCACGAAGGAAAACCTGCTGGCCTCCTTGCCGGCAGTCCTTGCCAATGACGACAATATGGCAGCGCTTGCCTCTGCCGTTGCCGAGGTGCTGGCTGCCCGCGTAGGCGAGATCGAGCGCGTGTCGATCTACTCACAGATCGACCGGCTCCCGAATGAGCTGCTGGACATTCTGGCGAACGACTTCAAGGTTGACTGGTGGGACGCCAACTACACCCTGGAGGAAAAGCGCCGGACGCTGAAAGACTCATGGAATGTTCACCGCAGGCTCGGCACCAAGGCGGCGGTCGTGCTGGCAATCTCCGCCATCTACCCCGATACGCAGGTCAGCGAATGGTGGGAATACGGCGGCAAGCCGTACCACTTCAAGCTGCTGATTGACGCCACCTATGAGGATGTCGACCCCGTCAGACATCAGCGCGTGATCGACCGCGTTGCCTTTTACAAGAATCTGCGCTCGGTGCTGGACGAGGTAGAATACTACGACGCCGGAGGACTGGCAACAGAGTATTTCGGTGCGGCCTGTATCGGCTGCGAGCTGGTCGACAGCGCGGCCGCCATTCGATACTGACACGGAGGTGTTTTACTATGGCAACATGGAACGGCGTCATCACCAACGCCGGCAACAGCCTGCTCAATGAGTGGGTGAATGAAAAGACCCTGAACTTCGACAGCGCGGCTGCGGGGCAGGGCACCGTCGCGGCGGCGGCAATGATGGCACAGACCGCCCTCGTCAACGAAAAGCAGACTGCAAGCCTGCTGGGCGGCGAGATGGTATCTTCCGGCATTCGCCTGAAACTCCGCATCGCTGCGCCGAATACGGCCTATACGCTGAATCAATTCCGCGTATCTGCCAGCGTGGACGGAGGAGCGTCCGCCATGATCGCCTTGTTCCAGCTGGAGCAGGGCGTTCCCATTCCCAGCAAGACAGAATCGCCGGATTTCGTCTACACCTTTTACGCTCTGATCTCCTGCTCGAATACCGGCACATGGACGGTGACGGTCGACACCAGCGCCTGCGTCACACAGGGCGATATGTCCGCCGCCATCGCTGAGGCGGTAAAGACCAAGCAGGACAAGATCACGGTCAAGGGTCTGCTGCTGGGCGACGGGAACGGGAATATCTCTGCGGCAGTCGCCGGAAAGGACTACGGTTATCCACTTGCAACAGGCTCAGGAGCGCCGACAGGCACGACCGAGGGTACCGCAGGGCAGCACTACTATGACAGCGCTACGGGCAAGGAATACGTCTGCAACGGCAAGGACAGCAGCGGCAAGTATCAGTGGAAGCTGTCCGGCGCCAGCGACGCGGCCGATCTGACCTATAACGGTAAATCGCTCGACACCTTCCTTGATGGCGTTTCCAGCGACCTCGACACGCTCTCCAAGGGGCTGGACGGAAGTAAGCCGCTCACCGGCAAGACCGATCCGACCTCCAGCACGAAGGGCTCGGTCGGCCAGTCGTATCTGAACACAGACACCATGCAGACCTTCTACTGCACGGCAGCCAACGATCAGACCGGCGTATATACATGGGAAAAGCCCAAGGGCGGCGGCGTGGCTCCACAGCTGGAGGTCTCTGTTGCCACCGGATCGGCTATCACCTGTACGAACGGCGAGACTACGCTGACTGGCACCAGCGTCGGCGGTAAATGCGTTTTTGATCTCCCTGGCTATGGTACATGGTCGCTGTATGCCACGCTGAACGGGCAGACCACCGCCACCGAGACTGTGGTCGTGGATCAGGTCAAGCAGTACGCGGTGACGCTGAGTTACTTCGCGGCTACGCTGACCGTAACGGCGGAATCCGGCGCAGTCGTGACCGCCGCGCTTGGCACGAAGCAGTATACCGGCACCTGCGGCAGCAACGGCAAGTGTGCGCTGACCGTCAACTATGCCGGCACCTATTCCGTGACGGCCACCAAGAGCGGGGTATCCTCGTCCACGGCGTCCGCGTCGGTGTCGACCTCCGGCGGCAGTTACACCGCAACGGTGAAGTTCTGCACCCTCACCGTCACCATCGACAGCGGCTCTACGGTCAAGGCGGTCAACGGCTCCACCACACTCACGGCCACCAGCAGCGGAACGGCAAAGTTCTACCTGCCGAACACCGGCACGTGGAGCGTCACCGCCACCAAGAACGGCGAGACGGCCACCGGCAGCGTAGCTTGCAGCTCCTACACCGGCTATACGCTGGAGCTGTCCTATGTCAAGGTCTTCGGCGTTTGCTGGAATTACAATGCGCAGTCGACGGCGCTGACGCGGCTGAAGAAGGCCACCGATCCGAACGGACTGGTCAATGTCGACATCACCACGAATCCCGCGCCTGCGGTCGGTACCGGCGCCGGCAGCTCACCCTTCGACAGCTATCTCCCGTGGAGCGGCATGGACGAGTACAACATCATCAACAATGCCGTAAGCTACAAGAAGGGGCAGAGCGGCTTCTCTCGAAGCAGCTACGATACCGTCGTCTTCATCCCCGAGTATTACTTCCGTATTATCGACGATGCCGCCAACAAGAAACGGTACTTCTACATTGCGGATAAGGCCAAGAGCGGCTTCACCAAGCACCCCGGCTCCGGCAAGTATGTCGGCCGCTACAACACGATCTCCGGCCATTATTCCAAGACCGGCGCTGCGCCGCTGGTCAACCTGACCCGCGCATCGGCGCGTTCCGGGGCCAGAGGAAAGGGTAGTAAGTGGAGCGAGTATGACTTCGCGTCTTGGTGCGCGGTCTGGCTGCTCTATTTGGTGGAGTTTTCCGACTGGGACAGCCAGAGCAAAATCGGGCGCGGCTATGTCGACGGCAACAGCTCTGCCATTTCTTCCGGCGGCACGGACAGCATGACTTACCATACCGGACGCGCAGCTGGGACGAACGGAAAGACCGCCGTCCAGTACCGGCACATCGAGAATCCCTACGGCAATGTCTTCGAGTTTATCGACGGGATCAACTTCTCCGACGGAACGGTATATGTCTGCCTGAACCCTGCGAGCTATGCAGATGACACCGCGGCCAACTATACGAACATCGGCTCCAAGATACAGAGCGATGGGTACATCACGGCCATCGGCGTATCGTCGGCCATGCCCTGGGCGTTCTATCCTACGGCGGTCGGCGGCAGCGAGACGACCTACATTCCGGACTACGCCTACTACTACTCTGGCTGGCGTGTCCTCTTTGTGGGTGGCGACTGGAGCGATGGCGGCTATGCCGGCCTTTTCTTCTTCGACGCGAACTACACCTCGTCGAACACGGACTCGTACGTCGGCGCGCGACTCCTTTTCCACCCCTAATGGGGGACCGGGGGCCGCAGCCCCCGGAGCTTTCCCACCTGCACTATCTGGCGGCATAAGCGCAAGCCCAAAAGCTGAATGGGGTACGGGGCGAAGCCCCGTCGACACGATTTTTGAAAATAACGTATTCTGTTATTTTCTCCCGTTTTTCCGTATGCGTGGCAGGCCGGAGGTATAATTATCTCCGGGACTGTCTGCGCCATGCGCCGAGGGCTTGATTTCTACGCCAACTACAACTCTGGCTGGCGTGTCCTCTTTGTGGGTGGCAACTGGAACAATGGCGGCAATGCCGGCCTTTTCTACTTCAACGCGAACAACACCTCGTCGAACACGAACTCGAACGTCGGCGCGCGACTACTTGTTTTTCTTTTGACTGGCGCAGGCTTTCCCTCACCGCTTGGTGAAAATATTGCCGCATAGGACGGGGTTTAGTAGGCTTCGGCTCGAATAACCTCGCAGGCAAACAAGGACGGAGGGAAAATCCTATGCCGAAACGAGTCGGCTATCTCTACGACAAGATGGTTGACCGGGACTTCATTCGCGCTGTCATTCAGGAGGCGGCAAAGGGGCGCCGGAGTCGTAAAGACATCGCCCCTGTGTTGGCGGACCTGGACGGGTATGTCGAAAAGACCTATGAGCTGGTCGCAACCGAGAGCTTTGTACCGTCCGAGCCGAAGATCCGCGAGATCTATGATGAGAGCAGCGAGAAACACCGTAAGATCAAGATGGTCCCATTCTGGCCGGACGGCGTGATCCAATGGATGCTTGTGACGGCTATGAAGCCGGTGCTTATGCGCGGTATGCACCCGTGGTCCTGTGCGTCCATTCCGGGACGCGGCGGGAAGCATATCTACAAGAAAATCCGCGGCGCGCTTCGCAACGACCCGAAGGGAACGAAGTACGCCGCGGAGCTTGACGTCGCGCAGTATTACCCCAGCATCTCCGGCAAGCGCCTGATCTGGGCTCTTGCGCGGAAGATCAAGGACAATCGCTTTCTGCGGACGGTCTATTCCATCATCGAATCCTGCGGCGGCGGGCTGGCTATCGGGTATTACATCTGCCAATGGCTGGCAAACTTCTACCTGGAGTCTCTGGACCAGTACATCATGACGCTGCCGGGCGTGAAGTATATGACCCGCTACATGGACAACATCACCCTGCTCGGGCCGAATAAGAAGCAGCTGCACAAGGCGCGGAAGCTGATCGCCGCGTTCATGCAGCAGCGGCTCGGCCTGTCCATGAAAGCGAACTGGCAAATCTATCCCACGGCAAAGCGCATGGTGAGCGCGGTCGGCTACCGCTTTTCCCGCACTCATGTCATTCTGCGCAAGCGGAATTTCCTGCGCTTCACCCGGCAATGCCGCCGCGTCAAAAAGCGGCTTGACGCCGGAAAGCCTATCATGTTCGCCCAGGCCTCCGGGCTACTGAGCCGCGCCGGGCAACTGAAGCACTGCAATAGTCATACAATTCGGGTGAAGTACATTGACCCGATTGGAGTAAAACATCTGAAGGAGGTCGTGCGAAATGAGAGTAAGAGGCGACAACGCGCCCAGCAACGCATTCTCGCTGGAGGAGCAGCCTAATAAGCCGGGGGTAGCCCTGGTACGCTTCTATGAGAACGCCGAGCCGTTTGAGGAAAAGCGTGACGAGCTGACCATCAGCGGGTGGGTGTACGACGAATATCACCTGGAGCTGAATATGTACGACGGCCTGAGTGAAGACATCCTCGGCAACTATGCCGGTTATCTGGCGCAAGCCAAGCTGCACGAGGCGGAGGGTAAGACGATTCCCTCCCTGCAGCAGCAGGTAGCCGACCTGGAGACTGACAAGGCGGCATTGACGGAAAAGGTGACGAGCCTTGAGGGGCAGGTCACCGATACGCAGATGGCGCTATGCGATGTCTACGAACAGATCGTCGCCGTGACATCTACAACAGGAGGCGAGTAACCGATGGCGAGCAATTACATGGTGAAGGTCTACGCAGACCTGATCCGCAAAGGGAAAAAGACGATTGAGGAAGTTCCCGACCCGCTGCAAGCAGCCGTCCGGGAAATCCTCGAAAATAGCAAGAATGGAGCTGAGGGCTTATGAAAAGCCTTCGGCTCCTTCTTTTATACATTCTGATGGGAAAGGAGGTAGCAGTTATGGCAGTTGTCTACGCGACCCTGATCGTCAAGGGCAAGAAGACCATCGACCAGGTTCCGAGCCTGATTCGGAAGCAGGTCGAGGAGATCCTGGCAGATCTCGAAGTCACCGTCTGACCACGGCATTGATACGGAGGGCAGCTCCTTTACGGGGGCTGCCCTTCTTATCACGCGCAGAGGAGGATTGAGAGATGACGCTCAAGGAGATTTTGTTTGGTGGGGGAAGTGCGCTGTTTGTGCTGCTGACGCTGCTCCAGCTCGCCCCCATCAAAATCAATCCGTGGTCTGCAATAGCAAAGGCTTTCGGGCGCGCTATCAACAGCGAGGTCTTGGAGAAGGTCGGAAAGCTCGAAAGCGAGCTGCAGTGCGTTCGGTCTGGCATGGCCGAGGAAAAGGCCGTCAACTGCCGGGCGCGCATTCTACGCTTCGGCGATGAATGTCTCCACGGCGAGCGCCACACCAAAGATCATTTCGACCAAACGCTCCGGGACATCGCCGCCTACGAACGATACTGCGAGGATCATCCGGAGTTTGAAAACAATGTAACAGAGCTGACCAGTGACCGGATCAAGACGATATATCGCCGGTGCTTGGACAGCAACGACTTTTTGCAATAAGGAGGAGTCACCGTGAATTTTCTGGATATGGCAAGTATCCGGCTGGCCGTCGGACTGGTGCTTCTGATCGCCGCCAATATCGCCCTCGGCTCCATCAACGCCATTATCGCCTGCGAATGGGATCTGGTAAAGTTCCGCAACGGCTGCATCAAGGGCGGCGTGATCGCTCTGGCGCTGATTGCGGTCTACTTCGCCGGGTACCTCAACCCTGATCTGATGGTGGTGGAGGTGAGCGGCCAAACCGTGAATCTGATGACAGCGGTGTCGCTGGTCATGCTGGCGGCATTCACGGCCTATGCCGTTGATGTGATTGGTAAGCTGAAAGATATGCTGCTGACCGCAACGCCCGGCACAGATCAGACACCGGCCGCGCTGCCGGAGGAAAAGACTGATGAAGCCCCCGACGCCCCAAAGGAGGAATGACCCATGACCGCTATTGAGCGAGTGATTGCCACAGCCAGAGCCGAGATCGGCTACATCGAAAAGGCCACCAACTCCCAGCTGGAAGACAAAACTGCCAACGCCGGTAGCGGGAACTGGACGAAGTATGCCGCATTTCTCGACGGCCTCGGCGTCTACAACTTCCCGAAAAACGGCTACTCCTGGTGCGATATGTTCGTTGATTGGTGCTATATCACGACCTTCGGTCTCGGCGTTGCCATGAAGATGACGAATCAGCCGATGGGCGGGTACGGCGCCGGCTGCACTCAGTCGGCAGGCTATTATCGTGCGGTCGGCCGTTTCCACAAGAGCAACCCCCAGCCGGGGGATCAGATTTTCTTCACCAAAGACGGGGGGAAATCCATGTATCACACCGGCCTCGTCGAGAAGGTGTCCGGCGGCAGGGTATATACCATCGAAGGGAATACCTCCAGCGCCCCCGGCGTCGTTCCGAACGGCGGCATGGTGCGCAACAAAAGCTATTCGATCAACTATGCGCAAATCGGCGGCTACGGTACTCCGGACTGGTCGCTCGTAAAGGAGGAAGAAGAAATGGCAGAGATCACTCAGGACAAATTCAACGAAATGTTCAAGGTCGCCATGAACGCCTACCGCGCGGAATTGCAGGACAATGACTGCGGCAATTTCAGCGCGGACGGCCGAAAGTTCGTTGAGGAAACCGGCCTGCTGGTCGGCGGCAGCAAGCTCCCCAACGGCGAGGCGAATTTCATGTGGCAGGACTTCCTGACCCGCGAGCAGTTCGCAACCGTCCTCTACCGCTTCGCCCAGAAGTTTGGGCTGAGCTGATGGCAAAGCGCAAGCGCAGAGCCGCGAAGAAGCGCAAGGTCGAATGGAGCAAGGTCGTGTGCTTGCTGGCAATGCTGGCCGGTCTGCTGATCGTTCAAGAATGCCTGTTCCTCATGTATCTGTGTATCAAAAGCGGCTATACCGCCGCAGCTGCATGGCTTACTGCCGCCACCGGCGTTGGCGAGGCAATCATCATCGCCGGAGCAAACGGCTACCTCTCGCTTGCGAAGTCCGACCACAAGCGCGGCGGGATCACCTTTGAGGCAGCCAAGGCAAACAACTTCCGGACCGACACGGAGGACAATGGCAGCATTGACAGCCCCGCCATCTGAATACCGCCCACACAACGAAAGCCCCCTCACAGGATTTCACCGTCCTGTCGAGGGGGCTTTTTCTGTTTTCCGGCGCTTTCGCGTTTACGGGGGCGCAGGAGCGTTTTTCGCATTTGGGTGGGCGTCTACCCTCCCACGCCGCAAAGGTGATGTTGCAACTCGCCTACGGCGGCGAGAGAGGTGCTTTGCGGGCGGCGTGGTTACTTATCGCTGAGCGTGATGCGGATTGTCTGCTGTGATGTGCTGATGGTAATCTCGCCACTTTGCAGCAGACGGCCAATTTCCGAGACGCTGACGGACAGGTAGACAACGCCGCCCGCTTTCGCGTTTTCATCGGCGAGAAAATCGTCTACGGAGAGGCCAAGCGCTTGTGCTATCTTACTGAGTTGATCAATTCGTGGTCGCTTTGTAATTCCGCGTTCGTACTGTTGGAGCGTTATAACGGGAATACCTGCCATTTCCGCAAGATTTTTTTGACTGATGTCCCGCCGCTCCCGTTCGGTGCGGATTCGCTTGCCAATTTCTTTAGAATGATCTTCGTTGGTATCACTGGTATGCAAGAGATCGTCTACCGAGATATTGAGAGCATGCGCCAGTTTTATAAGCTGGTCTGTCCGAGGCGACGATCTCGCGCCGCGCTCATATTGCCGCAATGTGAAAATCGAAACGCCTGCGCGGTCGGCTAATTCTTCCTGGGTCAAATTCTGCTCTTTTCGATAAAAGCGTATTTTGTCTCCAACTCCAGCAGACGCGGTTTTAGGTATCCAATCTCTGCTCACAGGTATTTTCTCCCTTCTTCATCGTCCACGATAAAGTGATAACCCTCGGTCAAAAGCACAGTCCCTTTGATTGGCGCGTGGATCATGACGGTGCGGCGACCGATGTAATCCGCTGGAATTTCACCGCGCTCGACCATATCCCGAAAGTACGGGCAATCATTCCAGCGGTCGGTGTACTGCTCACGCGCCCACGCTGCGGCGGAGTAGTGCCGCCTCATGCGCCAGTTCTCCGGCGCGGAGACGATAGCCCATGCGGTCAGCGGCCGCCGATCCCCCGTCATGTCTTCCAGCGCCTCCACCGTGCCGCAGGCATCGCAGATATGGACCGTTGCCCTGCGGCTCAGTGCGTTGCGGGTAACGCTCTCCGCATCCATCGTCATCTTCCCGCAGCGGGGGCAGGCAAAATGCCCGCCCTGCTGCTTCTCTGCAAAACGCTCGATCAGTGTCTTGGCTTCGTTCTCGTTCATAGAAATCTCTCCTTTCTCAGAACTGTTTGATGATGTCCTGCGCGTTTTCGCCGTAGTAACTCTTAATCCATCTATCGGCAAGGATTTCAATGTCAGTGGTACGCTCGTAGCGCACGTCAATCAACAGCGTTTGCGTTGATGTCTTAACCGTCATGTAGTAGCCTGTGCCGTAGTGCTTGTTGTCGGTGGGGGGAACGAGGGTAAATGTGAGACTTTCGGTAAAAGGCTCGCCCTCACAGGTTGTCCCCTTGACGGTAGCGTTCATAGTGTTGTAATCCATATCGTGTCCTTTCTCCCCGTCGCGCCGATAGGTCAGCCAGTCATGCAGTTACAGCTTGGTGTTGTAGTCTTTCAATGCGACCTGGATGATGATTTCTTCGCGCCCCATGGTAACATAGGTGATTTTGGCTTCCAGCACTCCCGGCATCGCTTGCGCCGGGATCTTGTATAAGCTACGGAAGCGGCCGATTTCCCTCATACCGGCTTTCACCACAACGGGAATTTCCTCACTGGCCGCGCCGATCTGACTACAAAAGTCGAAGACGGTAATTTTCCTCATGCTCGCGCCTCTTACTCAATGGCAGCTTCGATGCTGCTGATGACTTCCTCCAGGTTATCCACGGCGTCGGAAAGGTTGTCGCAGGCCTCGTCTGCCTTTTCGTATCGTTCGCTCTCCTGCATACTCCCAGGGATATTGTCGCGGTACTCTTCCTCCTCAGCCTGAAGGTCTTCGAGGCTGCCTTTCAGCTCCTCCAGCTGGTCGATGATGCTTTGCAAATTTTTGCGGCGGATCTTGTTCATGGTCAAACCTCCATCTTCTTGACGATTACAGTAATGCCTACGAAATTCCCGATAGCGGGATAGTGCTCGGGGTAAACCTCCACAACCTCATAGGCCGCTGCGGTGTGAAGCGTGATTTCCTTAGCCGGCCCGAAGTAAATGCCCTCGGAGTTGGACGGGTCTTCTGCGATCCAAACTGTGGTGTTTTCGTACACCTTGTAGAGCAGATCAGTCAGTCTCATATCATCCTCTTTCTGCCCTCGTGACCTCCGGGGCGGGCGATAGTTTAGCAGCAGTAGAAGCGGAGTTCGCCGTTGACCAGCTCATACATGAAGCAGGCGCAGTCAAAGCGAACGTAGTTCCAATCGGTGGCCTCGTACACGGGCGCGCGGTCGAAGGTGCCGGACTTGCGAAGGCGGCGGTGCTTGTTGACCTCGTAGGTGTTGACCTCATGCAGAATGCGGATCTTCTCGGGATCGAAGCCGCATTCATCAGCGATAAACGCCTTGGCCTCCTCGTCGGTCATAACCTTGCCGTATTTGGCAAGCTCCTCGTAACGCTTCTGCTCCATGTTCGTGCCGGCGCCATCGCTGGGCTTCCATTCAAGCTCACGGTCCAGCTCGGCGGTCAGCTCGTCGATCCGCTTTTCACGGTCGGCCATATCCTTCTTGTACTGCCGCTCGCTCTCCAGCAGCAGGCTGTTCAGTCGGTCGATCTCGGCGGCTCTGGCCTTGCAGAGCTTCCGCGCCCCGCCGTCCTTGACGAAAGCCTTACAAAAGGCGTCCTTGTCACCGTCGAAGTCGTAATAGGCTTCTTCAATCTTGGCGTACTCTTTGGCGGTCGGCTCGAAGCCGGTGCGGTCGATAAACTCGGACATCATCATTTTGCGTTCCTCCTTGTATTTTCACACTCGGTGCTTTATACTGAGGGGGAGGGGAGCTTTCCCGCTCCCCCTCGCGCCGAGGTTAGGTCTCTTGGCGTTCGCCCTGCTGGGGCTTGCTGTTAGGTTTGATGGTGATTGTAATCCGGTCGGCTAAATCGGGGTTATCAGCCAGCAACCTCAGAAGCTCTTGCAGGGCTTCTTTTTTTGCTTTGTCCATCGGCCTGTCCTCCTTTCCGGAGAGGCTTGTTCCTCTCCCTTACAAGAGCTATATTACACTAATTCGTGTCACTTGTCAACGGTTATTTTACATTTTTTCGTGGAAATCGTAAAAAAGTTTTTGACAAGCGACACATTTTAGTGTATAGTACGAGTGAGGAGGTGAGAGCATGGAACTCTCTGTTGCCGAAAAGATTCGCCTGATCATGAAAAGGCAGAAAATAACGATGGGCGATCTGGCTGAGGCGTCAGGGCAGACGCGGCAAAACCTGTCCAACAAAATGACGCGCGGGAACTTTACGGAAAAAGACATCACGGAGCTGGCGGCTGCGCTCGGCTGCACAGTCGAAATCCGTTTTGTCACACAGGACGGCGAGGAGATATAAGAAAAGGCCCCGGGCGAATGAACGCCCGAGGCCTCGGAGCAGGCTTAACGCTTGCTATGTATATCCGCGCCGGTGCGCGTCTTGACTCTGATCTCCTTGTTTTCCTCTCGGATCATCAGGTCTGACAGCTCACACCCCAGCGCCTCACAAATAAGATCCAGATGCTCCAGGTTTACCCTTTCTGCGATCTCATGGTACAGGTCATTGATCGTCGAAGGTCGAATGCCTGTTGCCCTTGCAAGGTCAGCTTGTGACCACCTCCGCTCGCCAAGCCGGGTGGACAGTAAAATCCTAATCATAGCCATGCTCCTTTACGGTAGATTCTAACAACGATTTTAGAATCTCGCTGGATTTTGGTAGATTATAACGAAATCCGTTATGGCTATGAAAAAACACAAAGAGGCTACCGCGCAGGAACAATCCTGTGCAGTAGCCTCTTTTTTATTCTTCCGCGTCGAGCGGACAGACCAAAACGAAGACTCCGCCGACCATATAGATTGCAGAGATAGGAGCAGAGCCAGGCGACCTCTCGGTTCGTCTGGCTCTGCTTTGGTGGACCTGGGCAGAGCTTAAACGAACAGCGCCCGTTTCGATATTTTCTACATTGTCGATAACCGATGGATCCAGCGGGATCTCAACCGTGTTTTTACTTCCTGCGTAGTTGAATACGACCTTCATGTAGTCCTGACCGTCCGGGTTGTCGTAGACATAGACTGCAATCAAGAAAGTGTCGAATAACTCCGCTTGGTATTTCTTATCGTGGACATCTCCGGCCTGCAACTTTTTCAGCCACACTACAAGCTGATCTCTGTTGACAGGAATGACGTCAGCTTTTGCCATTGTGATTTTCCGATCAATGTCCGACTGTTCCTTTTCCAACTCCATGAGACGGGCTTTTGTGGTAGGCGTGATGATGCCCTGCTCTATCGCCGCCATGAGATTTTTGATACTGCGCTGCGTGTCCTTCAGCTGGTCCTCCAAAAGCCCGATCCCGCTTGCGCTTTCCTGATGCTGGCTATACTCGACCACGCTGTCGGCAATCCAGTTGATCGTATCATCATCCAGTGTGCGGCGTTTGATCGCCTTTGCTACCTGAAGCTCGATGTCGTCCCGTCGCAGGTTTTTCTTCTCGCAGGTTTTTTCCGTGCGACGCTTCTGGCAGACGTAGTAGTAATGCAGGTTGCCAGAGCGGCTGGTGCCGGAGATGCCGGTCATTGGACTTTTGCAGTGTCCGCAGAACAGCTTGCCGGTAAGCAGATAGTCACCATTGACGCGGTGACGCCCTTGCGGATTCTTCTTCGTGGTGATCACCTCCTGGACCTTGAAGTAAAGCTCGTCACTGACGATTCTCGGTATTCCGCCCTCTTTGCGGACATCGCCGTAAATATAAATGCCGCGGTATCTCTCATTGGAAAGTATCCTCTGAAAGCTCGACCGCCCCCACGGGCGACCGTACGAGGTCTTGATTCCCCGGGCATTTAGGCTGGCCATGATATCAACGAAAGCCTCACCGCAGGAAACGCGAGTGAATATCTCCCGGATAACCGCAGCCTTCGGCTCGTCGATGGCATAGTGCAGCGTTTCGTCCGCTTTATAGCCGTAGGGTAGATGGCCGTTCGCCACCATGCAATTCGCGGCGTTGTCATATAGGCCGCGCTTGATGTCCTCGGCCATGTTCTCGGAATAGAACTGGTTGACATTCATCATCGAGCGGGCGGCGAAGCGTCCAGCCGCAGTATCGTCGAAATCCTCCTCCACATAGAGAACGCGAACGCCCAGATCCTGAAGCCGAGCTTCGTTGATCAGAGCCTCCAGCATATTGCGCCCCATGCGGTTAGACTTCCACGCGATTACATAGCGGAACTTCCCTTTTGCAGCGTCAGTCATCATGCGCTGGAAGTCACGGCGCTTGTCGGTGCGGCCAGAAACGGCGCGGTCGGCATAGGTGTCAATGATCCTGATGCCATACTCCGCCGCCAGCTCGTAGCCCTTTTCGAACTGCTGCTCTACGGAAATGTCCTTCTGGTTGTGACTGCTGTACCGGCCGTAGAGAACGCCCGGCTCTTCGACTTCCAGCTTCTTGCCCCGCTTCGGCTTCGCCGGGTGCTTTGCAGGTTTTCTCGGCAACAGCGCCACCCCCTTCTAACGATAGATTTGCAGTAGTAGATATTCAGAATCAGAAACAGATTACAGATACAGTCTCAGATACAGATACAGGTACAGAGACAGTGCGCGCACGATCGCGCGCACACGCACGCGCGCACGCGAGGTATCGGTACGGTATGCTCCGATGATTTTAAAGAAAAGTTTGCGTGCGATACCATATATACCTGTATCGATATGGTTAAATCTTCTCAGAAATCTCTATGACCGCAAAATACATATGCTTGCAGGGAAAGCCTCTTTTCCTAAAATCGGGGCAGGAACATCCAGATATGTCTATATCGTACGCCTTGCCATGCTCCCCAAGCACACAGGCTGTGTGCGCTTCTGGATCATAACCTAATAGTTCCATGCTCTTAGAGTATATGCCCTTCTCCATTCGGCTTCTCTGTTCAGGCAATAGGTGCGTCGCATACCCCCAAGCAGGCCAACCGATCTTTGCAAAGTCCTCCGCAAATTTACGACAAATTGCCGTCTGTTGAGCTATTGCCGCTTGCTGGCGCTCTTTTTCTTCATTCGCTGCTCGCCGCAGCATTATCCCAACAACTGCCAAAGTCACGACTACGCCGACAAAGAAAACCGCTAAGACTGCCATGGCAACCTCCCTGCATTACACGTCATGTCGAAGTCTACCGAAAGTGATAATATATCTTTTCTCACAAAAATATTGTGAGGTCTGATATAATAGCCTCGCTGCCGGCAGTAAATCTAAACAAAGGAGTGTCGTGTATGGCTACGACAAAAGAACTGCTGGCATTATTGCGCCTTCTCGACGTTATATCGGCTGAGGAAAAGAAGAATCTTCTTAGTTTTCTTCTTGTGCTGCGAGATACCGGAGATACCGTAGCGCCTCCTGTTTCTTGCTTTCAGAAAGAGAAAGAATAATTTCCGCAATCTCAAGGTCAAGACCGTCCTTTTCGTCAAGGACGGTCTTCTCTGTTGCGCTGATGTCTACCGGCATATCGTCGCACACAGAAAGAAGATTGTCTAAAGTTATCCCCATGCCCTTCGCGAGCTTGTTTAAGACAGCAAGCGATGGAACCATCGGTTTCCCTGTCTGTGGGTTAATTTCCTTTTCAATCAAGGAAATGTATCCGGTGGAAAGACTGCACTGAGAGGCCATCTGCCGCTGGGAAATCCCGTGCTCGCGCCGATATTCGATAATCAATTCCGATAGTTTCATTACTTAGACCTCCCTTGTTTTGTCTAATAGATTTTACAATATGGCGCGCTGAATGTCAATCTTGATGTCTAAAATTTTTTTCATTTTTCGTCAAAACCACTTGACACGCAGGAAGGCATAGTGTATTATCTCATTGTCTAAAGGTTTAGACAGACAGGCCAAAGGAGGTGAATTAAATGGGGTGCAAGATTAAAGAGCGTCGGGAGTTCCTGAAGATGTCCCAAGAAGAACTTGCCGAGAAGAGCGAGGTCAGTCGCGCTACAATCTCAAGTTTAGAGAACAATTCCGAACGCAACACATCAACAAAGATTCTGAAAAGAATCGCTTCTGCACTGGAAACAACGGTCGGCGAGCTTTTTTTTGCGGATGATGTCTAAAGGTTTAGACGATTTAAATGAAAAAGTCTCGCTACGGAAGGAGGGGAGACATGGACTGCGGAACAAGACCACGGAAAAATATCTCGACCGATGAGCTGTTAAAGATTGCCTCTCGCGTTCGCATTTGCAGCTACAGCGGAAATTCAATTAGGTACCTTGATGCCGAAAACGACAGGTGGATTGTCTTTACTGATGTCTGCAGGGCGCTTGGCTACAAAAATCCAAATCACGAAAGCAAGAAAGTTGATTCGGACGAAAAGTGCAAATTAGACATCGGATTGAAAAATACGCTTGCTGTGTGCATCAACCGTCGAGGATTACTTAGATTCTCGCTATTCGCCAACAAACTCGAAACCGCAGATTTTCAAAGGTGGGCCGACGAAGCAATCTTCGGCAAAGGGGAGGCAGATGTGCAATGAGCAAATGCCGGATCTCCCTCGAAGGCGAGCTGACCGATGAAATCAAAATCGACACATCGCTGATCCCCGAGCACGTCCGTATGCATCTTGCGGCAAAAACCCTGGAGTGCTTCAAAGCATTCCTGGCCGTCCCTGGCAATGCGGAATGGCTGGACGAACAGGTTGCCGAAATGAAAGCGGCCGAGGCCGCAGCCAATCGAAAGGAGTGATGAAGATGGCATATTACCGGACTTGCCCTTACTGCGGCAGTAATAACGACCCCGGCGAGGCCTGTGATTGCCGCGCAGAAACAAAAAAAGAGCCCGCCCCGGCGCAACGGGAACGGACTCAGGCAAATGGATACCCGTACACAGTTTACCAGCCGGGTCGTGCCGCGTCAAGAACAAAGGAGGTGCGACCGTGGCAGAAGAGTTGAGAGAGCTCCGGCTTTCCAAGCAGATACCGGCCAAGGATATGGTCGCAGTGGTACAAGCCATCTACCCCAAGTACGACAAGACCGTTCAGAGCAAGTGCGAGAACGGAGACGCCTACGGTGTGAGCCTGCGGCCGGACGCGATGGCGGCGCTCTACGCGCACTTCGCGCCGGAGCTGGCAGAGGGCCGCAAAGCGGTCAAAAAGGACGCGCACCGGCTGACCTGTCGTATCTCGGCAAGGCTCGAAACCGCCGACTACGAGGCGTTGCAACGGCTGATAGAGGCTGAGGGCTACGCCACCACACAGGACTGGCTGACCGCCACCGTCCGCCGCTACATCGCAGAGGCAGGTGAAACCGAATGAACTACGATCTGCCAGACCACCCCGTTATCCAAAACATGGAGCGCACCGGCTACCCGGACGGCAAGGAGCCGACCTTCCCGATTTGCCCCGTCTGTGGTGAAGAGTGCGAGGAAATTTTCAGAGACAAAGATTTGAATATCGTCGGCTGCGATATCTGCATCAAGCAGTCCGACGCATGGGAGGAGCCGGAGTGCTTCCCCGGAAAGGAGCATTGATGAAAGGACTGGTTATCACTACCGAAAACAAGATGCAGGTCAGGGAGTTCGGCGAGCCTGCCTATGAGACCATCGGAAAGGCTGTCGGCGGATGGATCGAGGTCGTACACCCGAAGGGCCTGCCCGATCCGTTCTGCATGGTCGTCAACGAGGAAGGACTGCTGCACGGTCTGCCGCTCAATTTGTTCGGCTGCATTCTCTACGATACCGTGCGCCACGGAAATCCCATTGTCGGAAACATCGTGATTCTCAAAGAAGGCTTCACCACGCCTGGCGAGAGAGACTTTATCGGGCTGGACGAGGACGACGTCAAATTCCTCGGCGCAATGGCCGTCAGTCTGAGCGGCGGCGGCATCAAGTGGGAAAGCGAGGCGCGATAATGGCAAAGTTCTATTTTACCTACGGCACGGACGGTCAGCCGTTTTTCGGCGGCTGGACTGAGGTCGAAGCCCCGGACGCTCACGCGGCCTGTGCTGCATTCCGCGCCTATCACCCCGATAAGACCGAGGGCTTAGTGAATTGCTCCAGCATCTATGACGAGGAGAAGTTCAAGCTGACCGAAATGTACCGGGAAAGCAATTTCGGTTTCCGGTGCCATGAAATCATCACTCTGCGGCGCGAAGCCGCTACCAACTGAAAGGAGCTATCACCATGATCAGAAACCCGAACGACATCCAGGAGGGCGCGAAGAAAATCCGCATGCTGATCGCCGGTTATCCCGGCATCGGAAAATCCACTCTGGCGCTGTCCGCCCCCAATCCTCTGCACATCGACGTTGACTTCGGTATCGACCGCATCGAGCCGCGCTACCGCAAGCCGTACATCCAGCCCCAGAGCTACGACGAGATCCTCGGCGATCTCACCCCCATCAATCTTCAGGACTTCGACACGCTGGTTTTCGATACCGGCGGCAAGCTGATCTCGCTGATGTCCCTGTGGGCCATCAAGAAAGACCCGAAGTATGGCCAGCGCGACGGCAGCCTCTCCCTCAAAGGCTACGGCTTTGTCGGCAAGGAATTCGTCCGGCTGATGGACTACTGCTTCTATGAGCTGCAGAAGAACATCGTCATCGTGTTCCACGCCACGGAGGAAAAGGACGGCGACAACACCCGCCTCCGTATCAAGGTCGAGGGCCAGACGAAAAACAACGTCTGGGAGCCTATGGACCTGGGCGGCTTCGTG